AAGAATCTGTTCATCAAAGCCATTAGTGAGATCAAACTTAAGGTTTGATGCCGTCACTTGTTTAAAGCCTGCAGTTTCACTTGCAGTATCTCGGTAACGCACAGTGATATCAGTCGTTCCATAGGCTTTATAGGTTTCTTGCGTCGCAATAACTTTGTCAGTCTGTGGTAAATAAAAGCCCATCTTTTACCCCGCTAAATAGTAAGATTGAGATTTGAAATTTTGCGAGTAGCGTGTGTAGGTTGAATGTGGCGTGATCTCCACAGCACCTGTGGTGTAGTTAATCGTACCCATGACATTACCCAGTCGATCGACCAAATTCCCCAAGGTTCCACTTACTGGTACATCTGTCACCAAGACCGAACCACCCGCCTGCAAAAGCTGATTGGTTAATGGAATATCGAGTTCAACACTGTTGGGTTGAATGGCTGCACCTGCACCAATAGTAAAAACTAACTTGTTATTTGCATCTGGAACAATCTCAGTAACCACTTGCGACTCAGGTTCACCATAATCAAACACAAAGTTAAACACCGTGCCTTTCTGCGGAAGCTTGTTGGGGATCAACTTTCCAGTACCTGCAGCATAGTTGATGCTTCCGATCGCATCCCCTGTGAATTGTCCTTGCGCATTGCTGGTTGCGGTTTTAGTTACACCTTCAAGTAACCAAGTCGCAATCACACTGCCAGACTTTATCCCTTCTTGCCCTAAATCAAATTCAATCGCTGCAGGTAATACAGCAAGATTTGATCGAGCAAAAGTGGTAATCGGCGAACCCCATTGCAACAGAATCGGTATTCCGACATCTGGTAAAGCACCCGTCGTGAGCAACCATGAGCCTGTCAGATAGTTGACTGTACCGCTACCGACTGCACTGTTTGCCCCAACCAAACGCCCTGTGCCATTGTCTTTCAACACGTAGAACTTACCTTGCGCCATATAAGAAATCGAAAGTGCGCCAGGTGCAGGAATCGGAAGTAGTACTCCTGTCCAGTTGGTTCCTTGGTTATTCTGAGTCACGGGCAAAGCATAGGACTCAAAAGGCTGGTTTGGTGCTGCAGCAGGTGTAAAGGTAATATTCAATACCTGATTGCCTGTACCAATAGCATTGGTCCACACAATCTGACCTGTTTGATAATCAATACTTCCCACTTGGGTGCCTGCTGCCGTGCGAAGTGTACCGCCACTGTCCGTGATTAATTGGCTGAACAAGCTAAACGACATGCTACCTGGCATAACGCTAGAGCCGAGAAAGAGGCTTTGTGCTGTATTCACGTTTGTTGTGAATTGAACTGTAATCGTTCCATCACTCCCTGCGACCAGGGCGGTATTTTCACTGACTGCATTCAAGTCCAGCAAGGGCGTTTCGACTTGGGAAGATGGGATGAGCTGAGCATAGATACTTTCAGCATTGACGGTAAAGCTGCCCACATTGACATCTTCAACCAGATTCACACTGGCATAGTAACGACCACTATCAGCCACAATCGTGTCCCGAATGATGGTTGCTGGCTTGGTATTGTTGTACCACTGTGTCGCGGACACACCAATGAAATCTCGGCTGAGTGGGTCATTGAATGAATAAGTTGCGATCTTGAACTCAACATTGCTGTTATTCACTCGGACCGTGCCAATGCGCGTTTCAACTGCAGTTAGGCGTAGAAACTGAGTGACTTCATTTGCTGTACCTTCATTCACAACCAGTACGATCGAGTCACCAATGTTGTTTTCAGTTTCAGACTTATCCATGGCCACTTGAATTGACTTCATACCCATGTAAGCCGCGTCAAGTAAAGATCCAACCGCCTGTGCACCTTTGGCCAAATAATTCTCTACACGGTTTTGAGCAGCTGCTCGTTCATCTGTCCATGATTCTGTACTGAACAGTAAAGCCGATACATTCGGATCTGCTGGATTCTCTGAAATGAATGCTGTAGCTCCCATGAGTGGATCTGTATCTTCATTGGTTAGACCAGGAAAGATCTTGCGCATCGAGACATCACCCATGGTACGGTCAAGTTCGGAGATATCGGGGAATAGGTTGTTGCTCTCCCCGTCCACCACAATTTGACCTGAGTATTTACCCCCACCATCTTCTGTGTCAGTCAAACGCTGCGACTTATAAATGACCAGATTATTAGTTTCAATTGGCATGGTTTAGCTCCGTAAATCGCATAGTGACACTGTAGAATTCATTCTCAGAAGCTGCGGGAATACCTTTAACCGGTTTAGCTTCAATCGCATTTTCAGCATGGTTAAAAATGACGTTGAACTCGCGTTGATCACTGGCATATTCAAACTTCAGGGTGAATTCTTCACCTTGTTCAGTGGACCAGTTCTTTAAAGTAGATAGCAAAGATCGTTTAACCCAACCCATTCCATCTGCTGCGGGTTGCAAAGTAATCGGACGCCCTGATTTCTTTTTACCTTCCTGAATAATCAAGGTGCCGTCTACAGCTCGCTCTTGCGTCTGTTCAATCGGCTTCCAATCAAACTCGTCAGACCATAAAAAACCGTCTTCTAATGAGACGGTTTCGTTTGTTGATTTACGTGTTAGTTTCATTGCATTCACATCGCTCGTTTAAGTTGTTCAAGCTCACTCAAAAATTCATCAAAACTTCCTTGGCTGCTTTCAGTGACAGGCACACTTATGGTTTTGCCATTAATGGTGATGTTGTTCTGTACGACTCTCTCCTTAAATTGCTCTACGTTGGTTGTCGGTACCGCAACATTCACTTCAGGTGCCAAAGCATTAACAGCCGTGCTCTTGGTACCTGCTGTTGCAGATCCTTGACCTGACATATATCGCGCCAGTAACTCATTCACTTTTTGGGTACCGAATGCAGAGGTTTGACCATTGTTTAACAACTTCTCAAATGCCTTAGCGGTGTATTCATCACCGCGTGCACGTGCATCCCTTGCCTTATTCTTATCAATCTCTAAACCTTGATTCAGAATGTTCTTGGCAATCTTGGCTGCTTCAGCTTCGTCGTAACCCATACCAGACAACTTAGATTGAATATCGGAAACGTTATAAGTCGTAAAGTCAGCACCTACACGTTGAGTCTTATTCTCCTTCTCTGCTTTGGATCGAGCATCCATCATCTCGTTCCATGCTTCAATTGAGCTTTTAGCCTCCTGTCTAACAGCATCACCGAGTTCACGGTATCCACTGATGGCTGATCGAGCAGAGTCTCCGACGCGGTTGTTGGCATCTTCCAGACTGCTCATAGCGGAAACAGATTTTCTACCAGCATCATCTACACTCGAAGCCAATCCATTTGCCGCTAACTGCCCTTCATACCAAGCAATTTTGGCAGCATCACCAGAGGCATAGATTTTATCTGCCATGTTGATTAATGCTTGGCGGATTTGCTCAGCTGAAGCTGTTCCACTCTTGGTCATGACATTAAACGCTTTCATCTGTGCATCCGCCATTTTATTGGCTTCTGCGCTGGATGTTATACCAAGCAATTTATAGGCTTTCTCAACCTCAGAAATATTTGCAGGGAGTTTGCCATTCACCTCATCAAGATAACGCATTCCCATTTCGACTTGTTTAGCAGAGAACACTCCTTGTTTTTCAAAAGAGCCAAGTTGAGCTTTTGCGGCATCTATTTCAGCTGGTGATTTAGCTTGCTCAGCCCACTTCTGCCAGCCTTGATAAATAAGTTCAGTAGCCTGAGCGCCTGTTGCCCCCATAGCCTCCAAACCGTTCGCATAGTTCTTTAAATGACCTTGATCTGAAGCAAATTTTTCCGATACACGATTAAGTGCTATATCTAAATCAATACCTAGAGCAGCAGCTGCTTTACGCGCCTTATCCGTTGCATTGCTTTGGTTTTCAGTTGCTTTGGTTCCATCATCCATAGCACTTACAATGACTTTGCCGGTGCTATCAAACTCAGCCTTTAAGCCCTGAGTAGCAAGTTGAGCATTCAGAACTTTCAGTTGAGCAATACCTGCAGCATCAGATGATTGAATCATTGCTGTTGCAATGGCTTGCGCTGACTCAATCTTGGCATCAGTGATTTTTTGGCTTTCAGCTTGATATGCCTTTTCCTTGGCATCCAGTTCAGCCAAGCCTTTCATTGCTAGATCAATAGATGCTTGGTTACCAGACTTACGAGCATCAAATAGCTGTTGCTCCAAGTGTAGACGCTCATCACTGATAGCTTTGTAAGCAGATTGATGTTTCAACTCTTGAGCTTTTAATTCATCAAGTTTCTTCTGATTATCCGCTATGAGTTCCTGATTCTTTTGTTCCTCAGATTTCTTGATGTTATCAATCGAACTTAGTGTTTGAGATTCGAAGTTCTTAATGCCATCAAAGCCTTTGTCAAAATACTCCTGAGACTTAGCTCTCATTGCCTCCATGTTGGCAATCGCTTGGTCTTTAACGTCACCCCAGGTGAATATAGATTTCAGTTCATACCAGGCCGAAGCCAAACCATACAAGGTGCCAGTGAATAAATTCACCACAATGCCAATAGACTTAAATCCTTCACTCAGCAATCCAACGGCGATATTGAGTAAATCAATAAACTTCTGAAATCCACTGACCTGTTGTCCAGCTGGATACAGTCCATCGGTGAATCCTAATACTGCAGAAAGAGCATCACTGAATAAATCGTTTGTTGCCTCACCAACCTCAAGTACAGTATTGAATAAGGTTTTAATGGCATTGTAGATGCTTACTAATGCGGTTTTAAGTGAATCTAAAGTACCTTGATCGTAGATGCTCGAGTAATAATCACCAAAACGTATAAACCCTTGCCCAATGTCATCAATAATTGGTTTCAAAAGACTCATATTATCGGCAAGAGTAGACAGCCATTGCGCTACAGTAGCCGATGCTCCATTTGCCTGATCCATTTCACCAATCAAGATCTGCCAAGAAGTAGCAATCTTTTGAAGAGCATTTGTGATCGTTGTTGGAAACTGATTGTATGTTTCTTGGATTGATGCGGATTGAGATTGAATAGCCTTGATGACGCGCTCTGATGAAAGCTCCCCATTCTCAGCCATCTTTCGGAGTTCACCAGTGGTGACTCCCAAACCCTTAGCTAATGCTTCCGCCAGTCCATAGCCGTTTTCCATGATGGAGTTAAACTCTTCACCACGAAGTACGCCACCTTGCATAGCCTGAATAAATTGCTGTACAGCTGCTTCACTTGCTTCTGCTGATCCACCACCAATTTGAATTGCCTGTGTAACGGTTTTGGTTAAATCAAGGGCTTGTTGTTGCGACATCCCCATATATTTACTGATCGTATTGATACGAGCGAATAAACTACCTGTAGCCTCAAGAGTTGAATTAGTCATCAAGGCAACTTGATGGACACCAGCCATTGCCTGATTATAATTTCCGCCCTCCCTGGTAGCGATATTTATTCTTACTGAGAGATTTGTATAAGTATCAGCAGCCTGAGCTAACTCTCGAATGCCTAGACCTACACCTAAAGCACCCATCGCACCAACTAATGCT